CAGTAGCCTTATTTGCTGGCGTTGTAAATTGAAAATCGTACTCCGCAAGTATGTTAGGCTCTGTGTTTGGCGCAAGTGAAAGGTTCAAAGTTTCCACCTCTCCCCATACGTGCATCGTGTTAGGTGTTAGCGCAAATGTAGTGTCTGCCGTGCCGTGATTAACGAGCTTCACTCGAGTATCTACTCCGCCTGCTTCGCCACCACTTAACTGTGTAAACACACCTTCATACCACGTGTAAATTTCGTGCTTTGTTGCGTGGAAATATATCACCTTTTCTTTTGGCGTTACACCCTCGCTTGTTGGTGTGCCATACTCTTCCATTCCTGCCCAGCTGGGGCAATAATCGCTTCCTGTCTTACAAAGAAAAATGTTGTTACGCCTATCGAAAACGACATCGCCACTTGCCGCTGAATAAGCTGTGTGTGAAACATTTTCCACAAAATCCTCAAATGGGAGGATAGTTGGGGTAGAATTGCCTTCAGAAGGAGGAATTATATCCATAAGAGCTTGTTTAAAAGCGTTCATAGAAATGGATTTCAAAATACCACCTTTGGCTAATATAGGGAGAGTTTTAATCTCCTCTATATTATCAGAAGAAGGCAACTCTGAAATATCTTGCGATTGTGCTTTTATAGCTTCAATAACGCCTTGAATAATTTCGTTTTTCTCTTCTCTTGTCATATCTTTATTTATTTTACTTCTCCTTTTTCAAGTAGTGATACGATGTCGTTAAACTCGTTAATAGCTTCAAAAGCTACTGCGCTTAACACCATATCAGTGCGTGGCGAGTGGTGGTCAAGAATAATAGTACCTATCACTCCTCTTAAGACACCATTTTCAACCTTTTCTACCTCGTCTATAAGGTTTAAGACCTTAATATTTGTCGGGTCTGTTGTGTCCGCTTCATATTGCAGTCTATGTATAAAATTCTCCGTTGTAAGAGAACCCATACATTTTACAATGTTCGAGCTAAGCTCAAATGTTTTAATCTTTGTCATATCCTTACATATTTAAATTGTTTTTGTTTACGTCTTTTTCGTTTGCATACATATAGTATTCACCAGTTAGTAATCCATCTTTATACACAGCTACTTGTGTGCAGTAGAGTGGAACACCTATCCTAACTTCTACGTTATATGTATTATAGAGAGAAAATCTCTTTCTCAACTCTTCTATACGTGAGCGAATAAAGTCAGCTGATATTTCTAACTTCTGTCTTTCTTCTTGGTCTTCTTCGATTGTAGTAGACGAATTGTTACTCCTGTAATTAATAGTACAGAGTGTAATAATATTCGTTCTTATTAGTCCGCTGAATTTTGTTCCTTTAATATCTTTCTGACTAAAGAGTACGCCATTAGATTCTCTCACCTCCTGAATAGAATTTGATTGAGAAGTTGCTATAATATTACCCCTCACGTCTCTTGCAGCGTTATACTTGTAAACGTTATAACTTTCGTCTTTTTCAGATTGAAATATCTTCGCCAAAGCGTTATTCCCGTAGACGTTGAAGAAGTAGTCAAGTGTTGAAATGCCATGAACAATGACATGAGAAGCTATATCTTCCCATCGTTCTGGGCGCATCTTAAAAATCTGACCATTTACTCCATTTTCCCAAATAAGATTACCCACATCGTCGTACATTCTCTCTACCCAACCTTCTGAGGTATAGCCTATCCAGCGCATAGGGTGTGGTATTCCATGCTTGAAGAATGACTGCTGATTTCCTTCAAGTGTCATATATCCATTGCCCCTATCCTGTGTGCGTAAAGAACCTGCTATAAGCTGTCCGTTTTCATCAATGACTGTTGTGAGTTTACCTTCGCTATTCCTTATTACGAAGTTGTCTGCTCGTGCTTCGATACGCCCTAATGTAATATTAACTCCTGCGCGTTTAATACTTTCTATCACATCAGGGTCTTTCCACGTGGTGGCTTTAGTGCCTTCTTCCAGTTGTATTTCAGACAGGTAGGCTTCTCCATTGCGAGTGCAGCCTATGAATATTTGCAGGTAGTTGTAGCCGTCTTCTATGTCGAAGGTGTGGGTGTATGGTTTCCATACGCCATAACTTGATGGTATGTTGGCATAGCTTGTTTTTGGTGCGCTCATATCTTTTGAGCGACTTCTTTTCACTTCAATGTATGGCTGGTCGCTACCGTATATTCGCACAAACATTGACAGGGTGTAGGTTTTGCCGCTTTGTATGGTTACGATGGGGAATTTGCAGCCGTTCCATTCGTCTTGCGTGGCTCCGTGTCGTGATATGGATAGGTAGGGATTTTCGAAGTGGGCAACGCTGGGATACTTCACAATGGTTACGTATTGCGCACGTTGCAGACTTAGCAGGTTGAGTGGTCGCAGACTTGCTCCTTTCAGTAGGTTTGCACCGCCAAACGTCTGTCGCCTTACCTCCAACTGTATATTTTCTGTGGTTTGCTTGATAGATGATATATTTTCCGTTGTACCATCATCATTCAGCAAGTTAAACATTCGGGTATGGAACGTAACTTCTTTAGGGCTAATAATAGCCGTTTTCTTGCCCTCTAACGTGTAGGAATTAACTTTGTCATACCAAATTATTGCAGGTGCGTCATCGCCATTCACGACAACGTAAATAAGGCTCATTCTGTCGGTATTGGTTCTGCTACCAAATTGAACTAAAACATCGCCTACTTGCGGAATATCACTATCTTCTTCGCAATCATCTACCGAAAGGTCTATATAGTCATTACCAACGTTTTTGACCAATCGCCAATATTTTCTATTAGATACACCTTGATATGCACCATCTTTTATATTGAATGTCTGACACCTTACTTGGTCGCCAGCTTCCCATAAATTTGTGGTTGCTGTTGTGCCGTCATCTTGGTAAAAGTAGCATCTATATGCAGCTATCTTTACATTTGCCGACCTTTTCTTTGCACGGGTATAATATAAGATTTGCCCATTTGCAGTAATGGTTTTATTATGTGCCTTTAGGAAGCTGTGGCTTTTTTCTACAATCTCTTGCCCGTCAGCTGATATTGGTACGACAGCTTTAATCTTAGAACCGCAAGACGAGAAGACCATATTACCTCCCACGTACGACATTTTGCGTATCTCTAATTCGTTAAAGATAGCTTTACCCCACACAATAAGGTCGGTGATTGAAAGTTGATACTTGCCGTCTTTTCTTTTTGTAATACCGAAACCGCTTTCGGTGGTACTATCGAAATTGTAAGATTTTATCGTATCAAGTATAACAGAAATGAGTTCCGCCCTACCTTCTCCATCTATGCCACCATTTTTAAAAGCAACACCCTTTAAGAAAGTAATCAGTTCTTGTGCCGTGTCGGGGGTTAATTTGCTAAGAAAGCGTTTTTCTCCTTGCGCTTCTATCAGTCGCTGTATTTGTGGAATAGTTAGATTGTTGCCTCCACCGCCAGCCATTACACCACCATTTCCGCTTTCAATAGAGTTTATCTTTTCTTGCAACTTCTGTATTGTTCCAACAGATTTATCTTCTCGTAAGGTAATCTCGTAAGTAGGAATCTTGCCGTCTGTCTCTCTTATTGTAAGCTGGTCTATTGAAACTTTTCCCTCAATGCGAAGGTCAGCATCTTCAAACTGCATAATATCTCCTTCTTTTATGGTGTCGTGAAGAGACACTATCGAGCCGGTAACATCAGCGGTCGCCAAATCGTGCTGACGTTGCATATATACTTCGTCCACCTTTGGAGAATACACATAGCGAGTATAATCGTTCTTGTCAAGAAAAGCAAGAGCATACTTTAACAGTCTTACCGAAGCAGCTTCAACGTATGAATCGGGCAACGGAATACCTAATAGCACAAAATGGTCGCCTGTCTTTATCTGATAATCGTTATAAGGAAAGTAGAGGTTAAGACTTTCGTCTTTCACTCTCTGGCAAGTCAGCTCCCAACTACCATCGTTCTGTTTGCTTACCGCTCCTATCTGAAATGCCCTACCAGCACACATACCATCTTTCATTGAAATAGTGGGTTGTTCGGTAGAATTTCCAATAAGGTCGTTAATATCGAAATCAATAGCAGCCTTTAGATAAATATGGAAGTTAGGAATTGTAGAACCGTCTTTAAAAACTCCATTGTCCTCTACGGTATCGGCAGACTTTACCTCGTCTATACGAATGCCGTTAATCTCCATTTTCTCTATTGTGGGATAAATATCCTCAATGCCCTGCTGTATATCCTTATTGTCGAAATACACAGAATTGGGACGAACACCAATCTCTCGCACATTAGCAGAATCTATATAAGGGCGATATTTATTTTCAGAAAAAAGATGCACCTTGTCGCCTTTATAAATTCTTTGTTTAGCCTCTTCACTCTGTTCGCTCCACCATTGTTTTAACGATTTGTTCGGGAATCCGGGCAGCATAAGTCTATCAATTGCCATATTGTTCGGCAAGTTGTCTGTTGCGTAAGACTTATAATCCTTTGGGAAACTTTCTTTCTTTACGCCAAAGAGGAATATCACCTTTTCGCCTGTCTTAACAGCATCTCCAAACTTACGAATATCGTCAAGACTATTCTTATGGCTCGCAAAATCTGCCGTATTATTATGAGCAGCAAAAAAGCTGGTAGTTGTTGCACCCTTCGTCTTAAATACAGAAGCCTGCACCTTTTGTCCACCACACATAAGCGTTACTAAATACGACTTTCTACCATCTTTAAAGTCGTATAAAGGATTGTAGAAATAAGAAATAGAGAATGGTAGGTCAAGCTGTGCATAAACATTGTAGTTTCCTTTCGACATTCCCTTACTATCAATAGACACTACTGTGGCAAAAGTCTGCAAATTAAGCGTTGCATAATATCTATTTGGGAGATTTTTAGAAGAACCGTATGCACGTAGACGAGTTGTAATAGCTTGTTCGCTATCCGCATTCTGCTCTATTTGATATAAACCATTTCCTTTACCATATTTGAAGATATGAGAGGTAGGAAGTCCTGCTGTGCCAACAAACACATTTCTTCCTCGTGTAATGAAGTTTATATCAAATTGGCTATTTATCAATGCAAGCGCACTCCAACAATTCAATCCGTCTGCTGTTATGGAAGTAGAATCTATTACATTGTCTGCAATACCACTACCGTAAACTTTATCCCAAACAGATAAATCGCAACCACGCTGACCGGAGCGCAATCTGTTTCGACTATATAATTTCCACGCACCACTACCCCACTGTTCGTTAAGGTTAGCCTGTATGCGGTCTAATAAATCATCGAGGGAAGAAACATAAAAAGAAAATTTAGTTAGAGACGTATAATGTATCTGATTATCGTGTAAAACAATATCAAGAAACTCTGTTCTCGCCAGTTCGTCTTGCTTTGCATTGAATTTAACATTTTCGTAAATAAACGCTTCGCCATACTCGTTACGCCTTGACTGCTTTATTTTGCCGGGGTCGTAATTTATTTCAAATACTTCTCCACGATAGGTAAGATAATCCCCAATCTTAAACGATATAGGTGCTGGACTTTTGAAAGATGCGGTAACAAAACACTCTCCCATCCACGACCCATTATACTCGAGACTTTTAATAGTAACCTCGTTGCCATTTTCGTCTTTCAATATACCACCATCAGTATGTATAATCTCCCACTCGCTCATTGTTATCCTTATCTTAAACCTATTACTACGTTATGAGTATCTATAACTGGATTAACATCTGTAATAGGGTCGTTTACCTTAAATGTAATTGTGAACACAAGCGTATCGCCATCTTCGTCTCTTATAAGTTCAGCTTTATCATTTAACTTGTCAAAACGAATACCAGTGCGACCAATCTTTGTCCACGTACAATACATTTTCATTTCTGTTCCGCTACCGTCTAACCCTACAAGGTAGTTAAGAAACTTCTTGAATTTTTCGTTCGATGAAAATTTATCTCCTTTACAACAAAACTTCACGTCCATTGTGTAAGATTTCAATTTCAAACAATCCTCTGGTATATATTCATCATCGCCATGCTCGTCAAACCAATCTCGCTTAGATAAATCTTTTGCCTCTGCGAATAACCTAAATGGCATATCGGCACAGTAAATATCAAAGTCAGCGATAGTTTCTTTAATTACTGCTCCTTTTTTAACTTTCTGAATATATACCTTTTCGTATTGCATACTCACACTTTTTTAGCGCAAATATACAAATTATTGCATAATTATGCAATTAAAAACCGAATAAATATTCTAAATTGTGTTTTTCAGAACCAAAAAGCGGAACCGATTGGTTCCGCTAATGCTTAGTGCTTCTTTTTCAAAAAAGTTAAGCAGTTTATACAGATGAAACACAGTCCTTTATGTGTTCGGACAAGATTACCTACATACGATGCTGAATTACACCTTTGACATTGTTGTGACAAACGGTATTTTACACCTATTGTTTTCCCCGTTCCGATTGCTGTTTCCCAAAACTCGTCCGAATAGCCTGCACGTTTGAAATCCCGTGTCGAAGGCAACTCTGCGTCTAAAGGGTACATATACTTATCGAGCCTTACAATTCTTTGGGCCGAAATTCCATGATGTTGTTTTAAGTGGTTATAGATTCCATCTGTATCATCATCAATATTTTTACCGCAAAGTTTACAATGATACATCATATCAGCGAAACCAAATATGTTCCTTTTTTGTATTTCTCTACCTGAAACCTATAGTTGCCCTGCAAGATCCTGACAACATCGTCTATATTGTTCTTGTCCACAAAGAAAGGCAGTCCACCAGAATTCATAGGAACTACCTTGTCCATCCGCTCGTTAACAAACAAGTTGGCCGCTTCCGCCACATCCGTAAAACCGTCAGGGTATTCTCCTGCAAGTCTGGCAAAGGGATATGGCACGAGCATCAGTCGGCTTTCTGCATCGTTTTCTTTGAACCATTCACTTATTGCCCTTATGCAAGCCTCCATATTAAACTTCAGTTTAATATTATAGCCCTTCTTCTCGAGTATCTCTTTTGCGGTCAGTATTTTATCCATAGTTTTATTTTTAGTATGGCAAATATAGGCGTATTGCGGCAAATAATGCAATTTAGCCTCCACGAATCTTAAAAAGTTTGAAAAGTTTAACGGTTTTCTTGTGAATTTAAGATGTATGTGGTATCTTTGCAGTGTTCACAGATGATAGTTGCATCTATCTCGCAGAGCAAGCGGTTAAGTTGCTCAATTCAAATTGGGCATTTTTTATGCTCATAAAAAAATAGGCGATTGTCTTTTTGCGTAAGATAATAAGTCTTCTCTTCGGGGTAGAACTACCATCTGTGAACAGCGCAAACTGGCAGTCGCTTTCTTGCGTTCATGTTTAATTCAAAAAAAGTTCACAGATGGAAGAATTTGAAGGGTTGTCCACCCAAAAGGACGAGAGTTTAGGAACATCGTTTGCACTCAACAAGGAGAGTAGTAAGAACGATTTGTTACGCTATTTCAAAGCAATCTTGAAATTACATAAACTAAACGAGAGTTTCCCTGTCAATATTGACGAAGTTTGGATGTTGGTATATACCAATAGAAATAAGGCGATTTACTCGCTACGTAGCAACTTTATTGAAGGTGAGGATTTCAACCTTTACCAAATGGGAAAGGTCGTGAGTTCTAAAGAGTTAAGGAATGGTATTAAGATAGATGCAAAACTTTCTGTTTCTTGTATGGAGTATTTCGTTGCAAGGAAATCTCGCTCCGTGTTCGAGGTGTATCGAAAAGTTTTCCACAAGGCCGCAGAAATATTACAAGAGCCATCATTAATCACCTCCAAACAAATCAATGCCAAGATTTCATGGATTAAAGGTTGTAAGAGCCTGCTCCGCCTCAACGAAAACTCAACGCTTTTACTGCTGAAGCAAGTCGGAGATCCGCTCGGACTTCCCACACCCGACTACACCCCATCAAACGGTATTCTCTGCTCTGCAAGCGAACTGCTCAAAAAGAACGGAAGAAATATTACGGCACAAAAATTCAACGAAGCAGCTGTCGCGAAAGGCTATCTCGTGGAATTGGAACGACCTGCCGCACACGGAAAGATAAAAAAGTTCAAGTCTATCACAGAAAAGGGAACGGACTTCGGAGAAAACCAAGTCAGTCCGCGCAACCCAAAAGAAACACAGCCTTCGTGGTACGAAAACAAATTTACAGAACTACTTAATATTCTTAACCTATGATACGGCAACTCACAAAAAAAATAGATGATGATAGCCTGATAGCGTCATTCTTTAATACATGCCTTAAAGGTTGCAATACGGCAATGATTTTCTCCGCACCGAGAACGTTTACTCAACATGACGGAAATTACATCTACTGCTCATGCCTTCTGTTTGAAGATTACGCATCTTCGTTTGTCGCAAAGCTAAGACAAATCATTAACACAATATCCATATATGATACGGAGTTCGGATTTCGTTGGAAATACTATGCTTCATCAAAACGAATTAATCTCATCAAAGAGTATGGAGGAGATGACGAAGATTATAATAAAGACGGAAGTGTTATTACTTTAGGTATTCCTGATGAAAAACTTGCAAGTTACTCTGTTGTTGCCGATTTATATGAAGAGAATGTCATTGACAACGTCCAAGATACCATGCCTCGTGATTTGCAACGCATTACAACAATCATGCAAATGAACGTAAGCACCACCATTACTGATATGTTTGAACAGGCAATTGGCAAGACTGTCCTCCCGTCAAAAGTAGACGAAGACGGAAACATCAAGTATATGTCGCGCATGGATGTTGAAATGGACAAGGCTATAAACAAAGCCGATGCCGACACGCAAATACAAATGCTTTATCTTACGTGTGGTGCAATGCAATATATCCTTACCTGTATCAAGAATCTTTCCAAAACAAAAGATAACAAGGAGGAACTCTTGTATATTCGTGATTTTACAACAAAAATACTGAATGCAGATATTGAAGAATGGCTACAAGACACGGAATTTATCCAATTCTGCAAAGATATAGACAAAAAGGAGAATAAATAATGGAAACACAGAACAACATCATATCAAATCGGCTGTCAGAAGCACTCGTCAGCATCAACAAAACATATTTCGACTGCGAAAAGGAAACAGTACTGCTCCTGCGGAAAGGTGCGAATCTTGAAAAGTTCCTCGAGGAACTCTCCGACGCTTTCGGAGAGGTAGAGGACAAGGTTTCACGGCTCATCGCTGCTTCCGCAACGTTCAACGCACAGAAAATGGCGGAAAAATCAATGTAATCCGCAAAACTATTTCAAAAACGTTTGCAAAGGTGGTATTGATTTGCTACCTTTGCGAATATAAATCTTTAACTAAAAAATATTTTAATTATGAAAAAGTACTTATTTCTGCTAATTGTGTTATTATGTTGCACGCAGACCAGACTTATGGCTCAAGGGAAGAAATATTACTGTGAAGCAAGATGTGAGCCAAAAATTACAGGAGGATATATTATTTATCTTGATTTTGGCGATATGCAAGGAGAGAGATTTTCGTTAGGGAAAAACAATGATGCAAAACCTATAGACGAACAAGAAAAGGAGATAAATTTTCCTTCTGCTGCAAGCTTTATCAACTGGATGGCAGATAAAAATTGGGAATTAGTTTTTAAAGTTAGACAGGAAGCCGCAGGAGGGTTTATTACCTATACATTTTCTAAAATAACATCAAAAGACAAAATAAAAGAGGGAATTAGATTAAAGATGGACAAATGACATAATAAAGAGCGGAGAGTAAATATATCTCCGCTCTTTTCTATACAGCTAAATGTTTCGTTCCACCCTCCTTTGTAATAGACCGCATCCAGTCGTACATATCATCAAGCCGTCCGTTGCGATACTGCGCAAGGTTCACAAGACGTTTCGTTATCCGCGAGTTATGCGTAAAAACAATTATAATCAAAACATTTGTGCTACATAATTTGCGAAGTACAAAATATCTTATTACCTTTGTATAGAGGATAAGGAGAATTAGCTACCTCCTGACGTGGGTAAACCGATAACCCCTCCTCTTTTCTTTTATCGGTTTATTATATCGGTTTTTATGAAGGAAATTTGGAGAGATATACCAAATTACGAAGGTTGGTACAAAATTAGTAATTTCGGACAAGTATTATGCGTCTTAAGAAGACACAGTGGTCATTTTGTTGTTAATCATTACAGGAAAGATGGGACAATTTATATCAAGTTGCACAAAAACAAATCTTGTGAAACAATAGATTTAGCCAAGTTAGTTGCTACAACGTTTCTCGACAATCCCAATGGATATTTATTCGTAAATTACAAAAACAATAACGTTAAAAATTGCACAGTCTCGAATCTATTTTGGTCAAAAACGCCATGGAAAATAAAGGATAGCCACAAAGAGGAATGGAGGAACATTAAAGGTTACGAAGGTATTTATATGGTCAGCAATTTAGCAAACGTAAAACGAGTAGACAATATAAATAAATCTGCAAAGCCACGAGAATGCAAAAATGGACGAATAGTTGTAACTCTTAGCAACGGAAAGAGAAGCGTTGTCGGATTGGAATATATTGTTGCTACCGCATTTTTACCAAATCAAGAGAATAAAAGGTTTGTTCATTTTAAAGATGGTAATGTAAGAAATTGTAACGCGGAAAATTTGTTTTGGTCGAATGACGAAAATAGCTTTCACATGTTAGAAGGGGAAATTTGGAAAGATGTTGTTGGATACGAAGGGAAGTATGTTGTGTCAAGTTTTGGAAGGATTTATTCATTGACAAGAAAAAGAAGCAATAATGGTTCTATATACAAGGGCAGAATGCTTAAAATACAAGAATGTAGAGGGTATAACTATGTAACGCTTCTTGATGGGTACGGAAAATATAAACGAGTTCCAGTTCATCGAATTGTCGCAAAGGCATTTATACCTAACCCATGTGGCAAGCCAACAATAGATCATATCAACGGAAATAGAAGAAATAACAATATAGGCAATCTTAGGTGGGCTACCATGAAGGAAAATATAAATAATCCCAACACGTTGTGTCACAAGACACCACTTATGTCCGGGGCTAAAAACCCAATGGCACAACCCGTATATGGAATCAATATAGAAACAGGCGAGCGATTGGATTTTGATTGTATAAAATCCGCAACAAAGTTTCTTGGCGTAAAATATCAAAAATACATCGGAATGTGCTGTAAGGGTACATGGAAGACGTATAAAGGATATTCGTGGCATTACGCATAAAAACAGGGTGCGTCAATTTTGCGCACCCTATCTTTTTTTTACTTCACGTGAATTTGTTTAGTACCATTGATAACCTGTCGTATATTACTTGAAAGTTCTGTAATAGAAACATCTATCCTTTCGGCTGCTTCTGCATTTCTCAATGTATGCTGTGAAATCATGCTTAACTGGGTAAGTTGAGACTTTGCTACCTCGCTTAACTGCGGCAAATGCGTAGCTTGTAGATTTCTGACGACAGACAAATCCGCCCTGCATTGATTTACATACGAAACGAGTATGTCGGCAGTTTCTTCTGTAATTCCTTTAATATTACTACCAGCTCTTGATTTACTATCTTTATCAGACCAACCATAGAGTTTTTTCAGAACATCACGTGTTTGTCGCGTTTGTTCTGACAATTCTTTATATGCTTCTGCGGATAAGCGATACTCTTCTTCGGTGTATTCTGACATAACGTCTTTAGAATCATCACCGCCAGTATGTTCCTTTACGCTACCGTCTTTTGAAATATACTTGTTTCCTTTTTCATTTCCGCCACGTTTAGCATTTTCTTTGTTTAATTCTGCGAGTTTATCTCCATATAGATTAGCTATCATTCCACTAAGCATAGCATTCCGCATGTGCTTTTCAAAATTATCAGCAAAATCTTCATTAGCAGAATCAAGATCGTTGAGTAGATTTGTCCATTCGGATTTCAAAGTAGACAAATCCATATCAGTGAGAGATTTTGCCATTTCTTCTGTAATTTTGGCAATCTCTCCTTCTTTATTTTCTATTTCAATCAATCTGTTGAGATATTCTTTTGCAGACGAATCTATATTTGCCCATACGCCAGCGTGTTCTTCTCGAAAGCGAGCTAAAAGTTCTCCGCTCAACAAATGAATTTCCTGTGAGCCTACTTTTGATATATATTCACCATTTTTACCACGATGATCCCAACCAATAGACTCTAACCACGAATTAATTTCATCCGCAAGTCCAAAAACTTTTACTCTATTTCGGTGTCCTCCTCTATGCTTCTTTGCATTCGACCATAAGTAGTAAGTATTTCTTACCTCTTGTGCTTCTGTTTCAAGATTTCTCTTTATTTGTGTACCCGAAACTTGTGCTTGCGATCCGTATGCAGATGATACTTTTTCTTTTAAATTGCTATTAATTTCCTTAACAGTACCTTGTATATTTTTAAGGTATTCAGCCTGCTTTTCATAAGCCTTTTGAGACGCTGTCTTTCGATTCCACAAAGACGAAAACACGCTTATTGCCGCTGCTGCTGCCGCTGCGTATGGACCTGCTTTGCCCAAAGCTTGCCCTAACCCTGTATCTGGTCCTACTAAATTCTGTAAGTTTTTAATACCGCCTGCAACATTCATTCCAGAATTTACCGCTTTTCCTGCGATTTGTGCGCCCTCTCCAATTCCTTTATTTCCGAGTGCCTCAAATAAGTCTACGACAGGTTGCAGTACCGTTTGTAAGGACTGAAATCCGTCCGCAATAGCCTTAATAGAAGTATCAAATCCTTTAAAGACGTTTCCTTGAGCTAAATCTAATTCTGCTTCGGAGTACTTGCCATCTTTATTAACTTGAAGACCTGCTGCAATCGCCTTTTTAGCATCTACCGTATATCGTCCACTTTCGTCTTTCTTTCCTTGACGAATTGTTTCTATGGCTTTAATTGTATTATATCCTTTTACAATAGATGCGAATGGGTCACTTTTCTCGAATTGTTCATTGAGCTTATTTAAGGCTTCATTCAATTTACTGCGTTCATCATCAGAAAGATTACCCTTGTCAAGTCGTGTTTCTATTTCTGCTCGAAGTCGTTTCAGAACACCACTCGACATTACGCCAAGATTTCCCATTGCAGAAGCCCAACCTGTCTCTTTTTGCATCTGCTTAAATGAGAGTTCATTGTTGTTTCGTGTATTTCTCTTCCTAAGTTCAAGTTCTGATTCTGCTAATCCTTCATCACTCAACTTTCCTAACCGATTACGCTCCCTCAAACGTTCTATCTGTTCATCAAGTCGTTTGTTATTAAATTCTATCTGCGCACCATAATCTTCTTCAAACTCGTATGACTGCGATAAATTTTCAGCTATCTCTGAATCTATTTCAGCACGCTGTTTTTTAAATTCAATGAGTTCTTTGGTAAGCTTGCTTTCTTTTCCGTATATCTCTTCAATTTGTGTATCAGTAAGCTTTAAAACTCCCTCTAATCCCTCTGCTCCAAAGTCTACCTTTTTCGTATCTGCTGTAACGGTAACTTCGTCCAGCACCATTCCGTTTTCTTTTGCATTTGGCACGCTATTGTCTATGAATGGTTTTGGAGTTGCTTTTTTACCTTGCATTCGATTGAGGCTATCACGTAGGAAGCCGTAATAACTGCCTTTAGAAGCGTAGCCTGCACCTTCAAAATCAAAAGCGTATTCTGCTGCTATTGAGTTTGAGGTATACTTTGATAAATTCTTGTAAATGTCATACTGCTTTGAAAGTAAGTCTAATTGTTCTGTTAAAACTTTAACTTGTTTTTCTGCATTCTGATACTCAATATCTGCCTCCTTTTTTGAAGCTTCTGCCCTTGTTTCTGCAATGAAGTTTCTTTGGTCTTCTGTTTTCGCAAGTTTTTTATAACCTTCAACTAAATTTGACAGATTTCCAGCTAAATCCTCTGGATCTGCAAAGTCCTTATTAACTTTTTCAAAACGTTTATCGCTTCGGAGACGTGTTTTTGCGTTTTCGCTTCCTTCTATCTTACGCCACTTATTCCACGTTTCATAATATTCTTCAAGTAATCTTTTTCTGTTTTGCCAGCCCTTTAAGATTTGGCGTTGCTCTTTCTCCCATTTACGCCTTGCCCTTTCTGCTGCTGCTTCTCTCTTTCTTTTTGCCCTTTCTGCTGCTCTTTGCGCTTGTTCTGCTTTTTTTCTGGCTTGTTCTGCACGCCTATTATCTTTATTTGTTATACCAGACGGTGTTCCGTTATAATTATAGCCAAAAACCTCTTTAAAAGCTGCACGTATATTTTTTAATGTTGTTAGATATGCAGCCGAAGCGGCTTCTCCTCTTTGTCTTACTGCCGAAGTATAAGTTTCAAGTGCTTTATCAACAGACTCTCGCCCTTTCTTTTCTACTTCGTCAGGTAAACTTTCTCCATTTGTCCATTGTTTATAATAGGCATCACCATTTTGAGAGAATTGACGTGGGCGTGGACCTTGAAAACCTATACGGTAAGGTATTTTACCTCCATACGTTGGTTTTCCTTGATAAAAGTCATCTAATGTATTTTGCGTAACAGACTGATCTCCTACAACGTGCATATATACATTAAGTTGAAATTTATGATTTCCTATCATTTCTTGTAACTTAGCAGCATTGCCCGGCCACGTTGCTTTAAAGTGGTCCATTGCTGCATTGGTAGCCCTACGCACATCTTCTTGCGCAGCCTTTGTTAATGGCTGACCACTGGCAATTAACTGTCGAGTTGTATCACTAATACGCCCTGCTGCGTCTTTAGCCATATCTTCGGCAAGAGAAGGAAATTCTTTGAGACCCATCGCCTGATCGAGCTTCATATCAAAGTACGCCCCCTGTACAACGTCAAGGTTATTAGCAGACTTCCACGAGTCTTTCAAAATATTGTATGTCGCCTGCTCCATTGGATCTTTTGCGAGATTCTCGAACTGACCCGAAAGACTTTTTGCAAAGTCCGCAATATTTGCATCAAGGTTCTTACTATCATTATTCGCATCTAAAGCCGAACCAACAAAATCAGATATGCTTGTTCCATAAGATCCACGAAAACTTACAGAAGGCATATTTAGTGCTGCGTCTTTCACATTGGAAAGCGTTTGATAGAGTGTTAATCCATTCTTGTTAGCTTCTAATATTATATCGGCAAATTTCTTGAAATCACCACTAACGTCACTCTTTGATTTTAAGTCCTGTGCATCTCTCACGAGTTGTGCCATTGAGATTTTTGAAGTCGTAAGACTTAATTTTTGTGCGCTTTTTTCTAAATCAGCAAGATTTGTTTGAATACTTTCTCTAAATACACCCTTAGAAGCTTTTTCTGCATCTACAAATACATTCTTCATTGCTTGTGCTTTTTCTGCTGCACGAGCATATAAATCTGTATATTTTCGTAAATACTCTAATTGCTTCCCTAAATCTCCATTGGATTTAACCCCTACATCTACTATAATAGAATCATACCCAGAACCAGCTTTTTCTTTAAGAATATCCTTTTCTTTATTTATCTGTTCAGCTATATCGGAAATGGAAGCCTTTACATTGATTGGATTCTCGTCAATATATTTTTGTAAATCATCATAAACCTGTTTGGTATTCTCTGCAATTGAATCAGCTGTTTGTTTTAATTCTTCCTTTTCTGACACCAAATTTGCAAACAACATAGAGGCTCCCGTAATCAGAAGACCCGGCAAGCCACCAATAGCGGTCCATATTGTGCGTCCAAGTGAAACAGCACCTGTCTTTATTAAATTCAACGCAACCACACCCCTTGCAGCAAAATTCTGCCAGTAATTAGCAGTAAAAATCTGATGAACTTGCATTCGCAGGAAACGGAAACGAGTCGCCAAGGTTACAGTTTGCTTTTGCTGCATTAATAGTGCAGATATATTCTTGTACTGTTCGGTTGTTATCTGACGAGCAACATAAGCACGCTGCAAATCCGCCATAGTGATTGCTTTCGTGGTGGCAAGCGTTTCCAAATCCTTTGCAGTAATTTGATTTTTCGTGCTTAAAATACGCTGTTCCTCTGCATTTAACTCTCCCATCAAGGCTTTTTCCTGAAACTTCGCAGCTAATGATTGCTTAGAAGAAAGCAAAGAACCAGCAAGCCCTCCTCCGATAGAAGAACTTAACCTCTTTAACGCTACTCCAGAGAAAGCTGCAAGAAGTACGGGTCCTAATCTATCAATAGATTGTACAAGTGTTACGGCTCCATTGATAGCGGTCATAAAGAACCCACCAACCATACTCTTCCCATCAGCAAACTTACCGAGCATTATATCCCACGCATCAATAAGCTTATTCCAACGACCAAGCAATGTATCAGAGAGGACATACTGCATATTATAGAATTGACCACCCTCGTCAGTCAATTTCTTTATAACAGCATCAACATCTTCAAACGAAACTTGACGCTTAGTTATCATATCACGAACGTCCTTCGTGGTATAATTGTTCCTTCCGTCTTTACCTGTTTGATTATACAAATCGGTTATCTTTTGAAGTAATGGAAGTCCTGCGTACGCAAACTGACGTAATTCCTTTCCGTCAAGCCAGCTTCGTGATTTTACCTGCCCGTATGCAAGACCGAGACGCTCAAACGATACACCAAGACCTGACGCAACATCGGCAAGACGCTTTGTTGTATCATAAAGACTATCGGTTTCAACTCCAAAAGCAGCAAGTTGTTTGACATCTCTATTTAACTCTCCAAATTTAAATGGAGATTCAAGTGCTAACTGTTGGGTTTGAGCAAATAATTCATCTGCTTTCCTTGCATCTCCAATAATATTGCGCAGGGCTATATGTTGTTGCGCTATTTCACCACCCGTTTGAATAATAGAATTAGCAAACTGCTGTGCGCCATAAACAATACCGCCCTGTAATAATAGGCTCTTCATATCGCTCATAACACTCGAAGTTTTACTTGCAGCATCGTGTGCTTGACGATAAGCCGAAGCTAAACTCCTTGCAGCAGAAGCCTGTTCCGCTACAGCTGCTTGTGTCTTTTTTGCAGCCGCTGCCACTTCTTTTTCAGCTTGTACTGATTTGCGCCTTGCTCTATTGTATTCTTGAATTTTTCCTGTTGCCTTTGTTAGTGCAAGATCTATATCTGAAATTAACTTCTTATAAGTAGATAAGTCGTTTAGCTTACTTGAATCAGATAACATCTTTTGTATACGTTGCTGAACACCTCGTAATGAATTTCCACCCGATAACAGCATTCCCGTATTAAAACCGTTTTTCATACCCTGCGACTGCAAAGAGTAAATTTCTTGAAGACGGTTTTTTACACGAATCAAATCTTTCTCTAATCGTGCCGCATTGTTTGCTGAATTAGAGAGAGAATTATCCTTATTAAAAGCTTCCTTTAGATTTTTAACGTCAGCTAAAGTATTTCTTAGACTTTTAGAGTAGGCGGATATAACGGAAACATCTACTCCACCAAATTTCTTACTTGACTGAACATCCAAAAGATGCTGTTTCATATCTCGAAGTAGCTTATCCGCTTGTTCGAGTTTTGACGTATCAACTCCCTTATTAATAGACTTTAGGTCGGATATTTTATCACGCTCCTTATTGATTTTTTGGAGCATATTCAAATAATCGAGGGCATTATTTAGCGCACTTTTTAATATCTTAGAATCATCGCCTTTTCCTTCTTGTTTCAGCTTAACAATTTTCTTGTTAATTTCTCCTATGAGACCTTCTAAACGCTGAACTTCTTTCAGAGTCCTATTAAGCTGTTTGGAAACATCGTCTCTAATTCCGAGACTAAACCACAAATCTCCTAAATTTCCATTCTCCATACCTCGTTATCCTTTACTTTCGTTTGTAATATCATTATTAAAATACTCATTAAGAGAAATCTGCTTACCAACCCTCGAACGTTTGTGTTTCTTCTCCCACGCTTCTGTTAATTCGTCAATTTCCGCCTTGCTTGCGTGTTTGCTCTTGTTGTCTTTTAAGTAAACAATTGTCGGCTGATCGATTGCCATAAGGTCAATCTGTGCCGAAGTGTACCCCCACCAATAATCGTATGCACGTATTCCGAAACGTCGTTCAAAGAGAAAATTAAATTTCTCCGCTAAACTATATGCTCCGCCCCAACTTGTTCGGCTTGGATACGCTCTACTTCCACTTTCGTCATCGTCATCATCGTGTCCGTCATTGCGGTCGCTAATATGGTAGTGAGTTGAAATGCTGCTGATTGTATTTTTTTTTTAGCAACGTTAAGAACAGCAAGTACCTCCCATACATCAAGATCAATAATGTAATAATAGTATCGCCATAGAAACCAATAGAAAAAACGTATTTTCCACACGTTGTTTAACTGGACTACTGCGCATTGTTTTACTCGTTTTTTCCATTCATTCTTTTCTTTTAATTCAATATGGGTAAACTTTCTTGTTGTACCCTTATGAAGCCACCCAAGCATCTTCTTTTTACCCCTGAAAATGTATTCCGTAGGGGTTTCGTGTAGAATGTCATCAAGGACTTTTTGTAACTCTATGTTTGGTTGTTCTATCTTTTTCGTTGCCATACTTTAAAATAGTAAAGGGCGACGGCTCTAAAAGCCAGCCGCCCTTGCGTTTGTTATCCTAAATCTTAATACCTAAAACTTTACGCCTTCTTTAGCCACGCAATAGAAGGCTTGTCGCCAATCTCCAATGTACCTGTAAGACCGATAGCGTATACCTTACCATCGTCCATCATAGGTTTAGCCCAAAGAGCAACACCAGAGAGAATCATAATATTCTCTTGCGTATCGTCCTCAATGATGAACGTACCAGTAATCTTGTGTTTGGTAGGAGTAAGAGCTTGACCTTTGTAGTTTACACTACCTATAGTTGCTTGTACGTTGTCCTTAACAGCGTCCTCTCCGTGCGCCCACTTTAAAACATCTGCGTGCTTTGTTGGTACGGTGAATGAAATCTCGAAGTCGCCAATCTCTGCGGTTGATTGCCAATCACCATTCATACCTATCACCTTGTAGTGAGTCAGCGATGGGTCGCCTTGTTCGATTTTTAAAGAATCAACTTTCACGGGTACATCAAGTTCTGGAGCAAGTGCAATAGCTGTTGCGCTGCTAAGATCTACTGCCGTTTTTTGAAACATAAGAGAAGAAGGTCCAGAGAAAATATCCTTCAACTCGGTTTTCTTTTTCATTGCCATAGTGTTATCCTTTTAATTGTGAAACTTAAATTATTTCGTGTTTAATTGTGCTTGTATGAAAGTCACGTGAAATCCCGACTTATCACTCGTCTGTAGGGTTATCTGTGGCTTGTTTATCTTGAAATCCTTTGTGTTGATTGGGAACAGTTTTAGAACGGCATCTACCTTTTCGTCCATCTTTTTTATGTCCATACCATTAGGGTTACTTGCGGATACCAAATCCCTGACATAGACTTCGAGAACAACCGTAGTAGAGAAGTCATTATACTCACCACGCTCTCCTAATTCGTTATTATAAACAGCAGACGGCAGATTAATTACAATATAACTATTGAGCTTATCTGTAACAGAGGCTGGTCTATCTTGATAATATCCATTATCGCAGATGCCACTTACTGCTTTCGCTATGCCGTAGTATAAAGTTTTTAAACTTACCATATTACATTGTTCTAAAATATCTAACAAGATAATCCCTAAGTGAAGTTATCACGTCATGACCACGCTTTACTTCTACAAAATTAGCATAGCTAACACCTGCTACAAGGTATATCTGCCAAGTAGAATCTATTGACCGCATAGAGTGTTCGTTGAAAATAAGTAAATCCTCTGCCGTGCGTGGACCAATCTGACCACCCTCTCCATATTGACCTACGTAAGGTTTTCTTCCGCTGTCTTTAAATGAAAATGGACTGTTATAATATCTGTCAAGATTGAAGCGTTCACCCTTTGCAAGGGTTGGTCTTAAAGGTGAAGCTCCGGGCGTTAAATGAATTGATTGCAACGCTCCTTTATAATATGTTCCTGCACCAATGGACTTGTAAAGATTACCTGTAACGTCATTAAACGTTCTTAATTTATCGGCAGCCTTCATTGTCATGCTTGCTGCGTGGTCCATTTTTTTTTGCATTTTCAATACAGCCATCTGACGTATCTTTTTCGCAATATTTATCTCGAACTGCTTCGATAAATCTTCCATAACTTACACTCTTACAAGTTCCCAATAAACAATCGTTCTATCGTTGTCGGGCTCACTATCCCTTACACGACCTTCTTCGGTGTTATTTCCAACAGTAGCATAGATTGTGTCGCCATCAAGAGGCTGTCTACTGGCTTCCCATTTATCATATCTGACAGGAATAGAAGCCTTCCTCTTGTTAATATCAACATTACCCATACCATTAGTCGTAGTATCTGTAAAGGAACGTCCTTTACCTTTGTAGAGAGTAATTTTCTCTTTTTCTGTCTTAGTTTGAGGGTCAGAAGAACTATTTGTTGCAAATGGGTCCTCATCTTCAATCTCACTCGCGTTTTCAACTGGCACAACCTTTTCCAAGATGCGCACAATCTTAATCGTGTGAGGATAACGAGGATTGCTTATAACTTCCTTTCTCATAATCTTACTTCTTAACGAATGATATGTGGAAGAGGATTACCTGCTAAGTCAGAATTAACACGCTTAATCCCTCCGCTATTCATTTTGAAGGTAGTTTTTCTTCCGAAGACAGAAGACGGTTCAAGTTCCTTGTAAATGGCATTAGCTTCGTTTTTCAACTCCTTAATGTCATCACTTGTAAGCTGAAAACCGCCAGACGAGTGCGTCCAACCGTTATCAGTATCAGAAGTATTATTAACTTTACTTGGACCCATAATTAACCACTTTAGTAAATCTGCATACGCAAGACGCACTTTTGACCTATCGCTATCCATTATAGAAGTTTTTGGTTCAATCTCTCTATCTATGAATATTGGATAAAGCGCATCTACTGGTATCTCAAATCTCACTTTAGCGAGAATATAATCCTCTATCGTATAAGTCTTTTTTACTTCTGATACTGCTTCCATACAAATTTCAATCTAATTATTAGTCGGCAGTGTTAATGTCGATGATGTAGTGGTTAGGGAACTCTATCAAAGCAGGACATGCTGACAACATAACATCAGTGTGCCACTCTTTGAAATGACCGTTATTCATCGTTGAGTTGATAACAAGGGATAAACCATCGTTACCACGACCAAATACAGAAGTGATAGTACTAGCACCAAACTGCTTAATCATCTGCTCATCAAGAATTGCCTTATGCTCGAACTCTACTGCATCGCCTGCTGGACGGAGAACGACTGTACCGTCCTTCCAACCCTTGACAACCTCCTCTTTAGAATGGGTCTTATTGCTTTCCTGTTCAACGACAATCTCAATAGGAGAAACGCCCTCCAAATCAACAACCGCCTTGTTCCACTCCGATGCGACAACAGGAATTTCCTGTGTTGAAGCAAGGAAGTTCAACTTGCGATAATTGGAAACGAACTCACGCACCTCCTTGTTCTTCAAGAAGATGTTATAGAAGTCGTTACGGGTCATCTGCCATACCATTGGACCTGCGTAGTCACCCATTTGATGGCGCACTTTGTCCTCCAATACTCGCATTTGTGTGAGCAACTTACAGTCAGCGTCAGCCCAAGTCTTTACACCAGCCTTAAGGAAATTGCTTGTTGGAACTTCTGCTTTGTGTAGTGGAAGCTGAATACCACGACCGATACCCGTGTAGTCAATCTTTGCAGTACTCATCAGCTGCGCAGTCATGAAGTTCATAGTTGCATCAACTGCATTGAACTTATCCTGCAACTTATCAACGTATGTAGCAACAATATCTGTATCGTTACCGAACTGTTCAAACATTTGAACCTTGTAATTGCGCTCCGCTGCGGTCTCAACGATACCTTCTGCGATAAAGTCAGGAATTGATGCCGTGTAGAACTTATCGTTTGAGCCGTCCGTCTGGTTACTATCCCCAAGCGGTGCTCGAAGGTCCATCAAATGTGGTGCCTGCAACTTACGAGACTTAACAGAGAATACTGCCGTGCCGTCTGCTTGAGATGGTGTCTCTGCTGCTGCTTTACGACCTTGTGTCTTGTACCAACCATAGTTAGTGTAGAACAAAGCACTGTTATCAAGGAATGACTGCAAGAAGCGGTTATTCTCTGGACTTGCAAAGAACTTAGCGTATCTTGAATCTTCAAAATTGTATTTTGCCATTTCGTTATACCTTTAAGTGTGAAACATTAGAGTGAGAACCAGCCTGCGACCTTACTTGTGTTCAGTGCGAGAACACTTGCTGGCATTGGGGACATCTTCGCTTTGTAAAGCACAGTACTCTCGTTAGCAAGACACGGAGTAAATAGATAGCGCGCACCCTCGAAGTCGTTGTTTGTTGCAGCTGGGTTGTACACGAAATCGAAGTCTGATGGTGCATAGCAGTTAGGGTTAGAAACAACAGCCTTAGCACCTGCGCCAGCCTTGTCTGCTTCCACGAGAACTGCACCAACGGCTGCGGTAACGGCAGCACTAACTGTCAGTTTCCAAACATCACCTGCGGTGTTGTCTTTCGTTGCTTCAACTGCGGTAACAGTAACGCCTGTACCTGTA